GGCGAGGTGCCTGCACGGCTGCACCGTCTGACCGGCGCTGTGGAAGCTGCGATGGCGACTCTGCCCCGCACGCTTGACCGTGGCCGGATCATCAGCCTCGTCTTCCTGCGCACCCTCATCGCGCGGGACCCGGCAGGCCCTTGGGCAGGCCTTGTCGAACACCGCATCCGCATCCTTCAAAACGAGGAGATTTGATATGCCAGCAGAAAAGGGCAGCGCCTTTCTTTTAAAAGTCGGCGATGGCGCAACGCCGCCTGTCTACCAGACCGTGGCCGGTCTCAGGACAACGCAGCTCAGCATCAATGGGGAGGCGGTTGTCATCACGCATAAGGGATCGGGCGGCTGGCGCGAGCTGCTGTCGGGGGCCGGCGTCCGTTCGGTTTCGGTCTCCGGCGCGGGCATCTTCACAGGCTCGGTGGCGGAGACGCGGATCAAGGCCAATGCGCTGTCCGGCGTGCTCGACGATTATGAATTGAGCTTTGAAAGCGGGGAGCGGCTGCGGGGCAAGTTCCTTGTCGCACGGCTGGATTATGCCGGCGATTTCAATGGGGAGCGCAACTACACGCTCGCGCTCGAAAGCTCCGGCCCGGTGACGAGCCTGTGAGTGGCGCCAATCCCGCGCGCGGGGAAGCGGAGGTTGCGGGGCATGTGCTGCGCCCGACCTTTACCGCACTGGTCGCCGCTGAGGCCGAACTCGGCCCGCTTTTCGCGCTCGTCGAGCGCGCGGCGGAAGGGCGGTTGGCTCTGTCTGAAATGGTCGCGCTCTTCTGGCATTGCCGGACGCAGGACAATCTGCGGCGGGAGGCTTTTGCCGACGCCGTCGTGCGCGGTGGACTTGCAGCCGCAACGCCCGCTTTGCGACGGTTGCTCAGCCAGATCCTGCAAGGGCGATGAGCTTTGCCGACGCTGCCGGACGCTTGGCCGGGCTGGCGGGCGCTTTGCTTGGCTGGCCGCCCGAGATGTTCTGGTCGGCCACACCGGCGGAGTTGGCTGCCGTGCTGACTGCGCTCACCCCCCAATCCGAAACAGCCGGTGCAGCGGACCTTGCGCGATTGAAGGAAATGTATCCCGATGGATGAGGAAATCGAACGGCTGGTGGTCGCTGTCCGTGCCGACACGCAAGGCTTTGCCCGCGATGTGGCGACGATGCGCGGCACGCTGGAAGGGCCCTTTGGCGACGGCGTCGACCGGGCGGGGCGGATGCTGGAAGGATCGCTGACCCGCGCGCTGCGCACCGGTAAATTGGGCTTTGATGATCTAAAGCGGGTCGCGCTGTCGGCCATGGCAGAGATTGCGGCGTCTGCGCTCCGCACGGGGCTGGGTAGCCTCGGCGGCGGAGCGGGCGGCGGTTTGCTGGGCCTTGGTACGACGCTGGTCGGGTCGCTCCTCGGCCTGCCCGGTCGGGCAACCGGCGGGCCGGTGGCGCCGGGGCGGGGCTATCTGGTGGGCGAGCGCGGGCCGGAAGTCTTCGTCCCCACCTCAAGCGGCCAGATCGCGGCCCCCTCAATAAGTGGCGCAAGAGGCGCAAGAGAGGTGCGCGTGTCGATCAACGTCAACGCGCCTGCCGGCGCCGCGCCGGAGATGCTCGCGCGGTCCAGCCGCCAGATCGCCCGCGCGGTCCGCAACGCCATGCGGGAAGGCAACTGACATGGCCTTCTGGTTTGCCAAGCCCGGCGATGCGCAACAGCACGCCCATTTGAAGCGCTTTGACCCCGCCTATTGGACGGTGAACTTCCCCCGCCCGATGATGGCCTCTGCCATCACCCAAGGCGATCACGGCCTGCGCGTCGATGCCGTCTTTTACCGGGCCAATGATCTGGCGGGGCTGATCTGGGCGTCTGAGGATACGGACGATCATCCTCTCCTCGCTTATGAGACACAGCGTGATTATCGCGGGCTTACCTTGTCGTTCCGCTGGCGGTCCTCAGGGGTGTTGCCGCTTGATGCGGTCAATGGCCCGACGCTGACGATTGAGGGCCGCGATGCCCATGGTGCGACCCGCAACTGGTATGTGCGGCTTTGGAACTATGCCGAAGGCACGCCGGATGACGCGACCATCGCGCTGGATTTTGACGCGTTGGCAGGCGGCTTCCTCCTCCCTTCGGAGGCTGATCCTGTCTGGGCAGGCGATATTGACCGGATGTTCATCTCGCTCGTGCCCGAGGGTTATTCAGGGGAAGACGCGGCGCTGACGGCGCCGGTTGAGGCTTGGCTCGAACTTGAGGACATCACCTGCGACGGTGCCGCTTCGGTGCTGCGTTTAGGCGACGTCATGGTGCCACTCCACGGCCTGTCCATCGCGACCGGATTTGATGACAGCTATAACCTTACGCCGGAACGGGTGCTGCGCCACATCCTCCATCTCGGCTATCGCGGAACGATCAATCACTATGTCGGGATGAGCCATTATTTCCAGCTCGATGCGTCCGGGCATGTGACGCTCGAAGGGGGCGCGCTCAACACACCCACCCTGCACTGGCATGCGGATTTTCTGGCGCGGGCAAAGGCGCTCGACCTGTCGGTCATCCTCTCGCTCTCTTATGAACTGTTCAACGCGCATTGCCCGGAGGATTGGAAACAGCGGGCCTATAATGGCGACCCTGCTTTGACCGGCTGGTCGCCGCCTTCGACATTGCTGTCCCCGGCCAATGGCGACGCCATGGCTTATCTGCAGGCGGTGGCGCGGGCCTTTGTCAGACTGGCGGTGGCAGCAGGGCAAGCCCCGCGCTTTCAGGTGGGGGAGCCCTGGTGGTGGGTGACGCTTGACGGGCGCATCTGCCTTTATGACGTCGCGGCCAAAGCGGCTCTGGGCGGCACGCCTGTTGAGATTGAAACGGTCCGCAGCACGACGTTGAGCGCCGAGCAGAAGGCGCTGCTGGATGCGGCAGGCGCGCTTCTTGCCGCCTCCACACAGGCGCTGGTGGAGGCGGTGCGTGCAGATCATCCGACGTGTGAAACGCTGCTGCTCGTCTACCTCCCGACGGTGCTTGATGCCGCAGCGCCAGACCTGAAACGCGCCAATGTCCCTATCGGCTGGGCGTCGCCGGCCTTCGATATCCTCCAGCTGGAGGACTATGACTGGGTCACCGCCGGACAGACTGAAGCGAGTCGGCTGGGCGCTGCGGCGATGACCGAGCGGCTCGGCTATCCGGTGGTCCGCCAGCACTATCTCTCCGGTTTCGTCCTGTTGCCTGATGACCGCCTGCACTGGCGGGAGATTGAGGCGGCGGCAGACGTCATGCGGCGGCGGGGCGTGGCCGAGACCTTCTTCTGGGCCCTCCCGCAGGTGATGCGCGACGGCTTTACCCATTTCAGCATTGGAGACGATCCCGTGGACGCCTTTGACGATGTCGACTTTCCGCTGGCGATTGGGCTGGGCGCGGATGTGTCGCCCACTTTTTCGACGGCTGTCGTGACGACGGCCTCTGGACATGAGCAGCGCAACGGCGCCTGGGCGAGCGGACGGCTGCGTTATGATGCCGGGCCGGGCGTGCGCTCCGAAGCCGATGTGCAGACGCTGCTCGCCTTCTTCCGCGCGCGGCGGGGGGCGGCCAAGGCGTTCCGCTTCCGCGATCCGCTCGACCATAGTTCCAACGGGATGACCGGCGCACCGACGCCCACCGATGTTGTGCTCGGCACTGGAGACGGCGCGCGCGTCAGCTTCGATCTGGTGAAGCTTTATGGCGCGGGTAATGATGCCGAGGTGCGGCGGATCGCCCGGCCGGTCGTTGGATCGATCCGTGTTGCTATCAACGCAGTGGAACGGACGTCCGGCTGGCAGATGGGACCTGCGGGCAGCCTCTTGTTTGAAACGCCGCCCGTCGCAGGCGCCGCCGTCACCGCAGGCTTTCTTTTCGACGTGCCCGTCCGCTTTGAATCGGACCAGCTCGACATATCCGGGCACGGCCCCTTGGCAGGCGAGGTGCCGCATGTCCCGCTCATTGAGGTCCGCGCGGCATGAACTGGTTTGAGGAGGAGCTCACAACGCTCGCCTTTTGCTGGCGGCTGGACCGGCGGGATGGTGTCACCATTGGTCTCACCAGCCATGACCGCGATCTGTGGTTCGGGGATCTGCTGCACCGCGCGGCACCCGGACTTGTGCCGTCCGCCATTGAAACGCACCGGACGATGGACCCCGGCAGCGTCGATTTAACGGGCGCCTTGACGTCGGATGCGCTGGCCGAGGCCGATCTTGCGGCGGGCTTGTGGGATGGGGCGAGGCTCCTGCTCTATGCCGTCAACTGGCAGGCGCCGGACGTTGGCTCCGTCTTTCTGGTGCGCGGTCAATTGGGCCGCGTTGAGATGTCGGGGACGGGCTTTTCTGTTGAACTGTCAGGCGCAACGTCGCGGCTGGACCGGCCCGTTACCGAGGCGACCGCGCCGCAATGCCGCGCGGCACTTGGGGATGAACGCTGCGGAGTCGATCTGCGCGGGCGGCGTGTCCTCGCGCGGTGC